ATACTGGGGGATTAGCCGAAGATTAGCCGATCTTCAACTTCAACTTCAACTTGAGTTCAACTTCAACTTCAACTTGACTTCAACTTCAACACCGCTACACATCATAAAACAAAAACACACGAGACCCATCTTTCCCAAATGCATACTTAGGAAGCCTCTTTCCGGACGCTAGGTATTCAGCAACACCCGGAAGCGACGCAAACCCCTGTACCATGTGCTTTTTGAGAGGGAGGTAGTCCCAGAACTCCTGGCGTGGGTCACTACTCAATGCAATCATTTCCCTTTTATCAAGCCTATCACTTTTGCTCTTTGTGTCTCCCTTAAAAATTGGCAATGTAGACTTTGGTTTCCTTGAAGTCATTCTTTCTTTGCCATAATCACACTACTCGCTACACATTAAGGCGCGATAATAAGTTGCACAACAGAGTTTATAGTTGCAATGTCTGGACCACCGGGTGGTTCGTATAATCGCACGCGGGTCATGCGTGACGAGGCTGCCGAGCGAAATGCGTTTATCATGGCTAGATCGCGGTTTGATCAATATTTGAATGCAAACTTTCCCGTGTACCTAAATTTTAACCTATTTCACAATTTTCCTCGCTATGACGCACGAGCTCACTACCAACCAGGCGATGGCAAATTGTGGTTTGAAGACCAAATTTTGAGCCGCGCGGAGGCATCTGGTGAGCATACTGTTCGCGGAGATGAGCAATTCAGACACGAGCTCGAACTGTTGGCTGAGGCATGGGAGACGTGGTATCAGCACCGACAGCGCACCAGAGAGCCCGATGTTGGCAATGGAAAGCCTAAACGCCAGCGTCTAGTTGGTGGTGCAGAGCCTAGGTATCCTGTCCCACCGCCGAGCCCAGACGACGAGGATGCATACAATGAATGGTTCAATGGATACACAGCATGGAAGGAGGCTAACGATCCCGAGGTTCAAAAGAAAAAGGCAGAGATAGCGGCGTATCAAGAGAAAGTCGCAAAGGATAATGCATACACCGATCCGACTAAATCAGCTAAGGAGAACTTTGAGGAAAAGATCAAGCGTACAACGGAAAACGCAAAAAACCCCCTCTATGGCTCTGACGCGGATGCACCGTTTGGGCGCTATCCAAATGGGGCACCGCGTCTTTCCCCAGAAGCAACAAAAAAGCAAGACGAGGCGAAAGCAGCATACGACGAGAGGTTGACCGAGGCTCTCCAAGCTGGAAAAGCCACTATCTATGACGCGTCAAAGGATGAAGATCTCCAGGAGGAGCTTCGTCAGGATGCATGGCGTAAGTCAGCAGAGGGCATTGCATCCAAAAAGCGCCAGACGGATGAATACAACGCAATGAGGGCTGCTCAAAAGGAGGCAGCGTATAATAAAGCCATGCCAAAGGAGCTTAGGTACCTCGGACAACTCGGAGAACGTGCTCTTTCTGGGGCAATCACAGCTGGTACTTTTGGAATCGTAGATACCGAAACTGCAAGGGCGGCAGTGAACTCGGTGTCTAACTTATTTGATCCTGGTCACAAAATCAGCCAAGAAAACATAGACACCTTTAAGCGAAATGCTGGGGATATCGGACTGCGGGCCGCCGAGACAGCCGGAAGGGTTTATGTGGCAAATGACGCGGAGAGGAGGAGACAGAAACAGATAGATGCCGACAAGGCAGCGCAGCAAGCCGCTGCACCATCAGTTGGGACACAGACGACGGATCCACGAGTCAATATCCTTCCAAATTATCCAGACCCGAAGGTTAACTTATATCCTCCGGTACCGCCACCGCCGCCGCCACCCTCAAATAAATTCCCAGGCCAGGGCAATACCCTTGGAGGCCAGCCCGGGGGTAAAGACCCTGCATGGGATAGGCCCAAGGGACAGCAACAGCCCGTTGCTCCGCCAAAGCAGGCAGCAGCGCCGCCACAGCAAAAGGCCCCCCAGCCACCAATTGTGGCACCACCAACTGTGCTGCCTCAGAACCCACCTCCTCCGCCTCCACGAGGAAGTGAGATTCCTGCTGTCCCGCCGCCGCCTCCGCCGCCGCCTCCGCCGCCGCCTCCACCGCCGCCACCGGCACCGCCAGCACCACCTCGTGGCCGTGTGGGCCAGGAAGTTGACAGGATTGAGAACAAGGGCGCGAAGCCTCCTCGCCAACCGGCTCCGTCGCTTGACGACCTGGCGCGGGGTGCAATTCCGAGTTCAAACGTGGCCAAAGTACCAGGTCATTCCAAGATATCAGGACTTAAGGGAAGCGGTAAACGCAGCCGCAATGAGCGCGACTTCATCCCAGTTGATGAGAATTTTCCAATGGCAATTGGTCCGTCCGAGGTGCTTGTTGGTAAGCGTGGTGCGCCACCAACTGATGTCTCAAGGGATTTTGACGCCAAAGCAAGCATTTTAGATCCACTTGTCCGCGAGGGCTTCTCAATGCAGACTGCGCTTTGGTTCCGCGAGCACGGCGGCGAGCAGATCCGATCAATTTCGGTTGTGCGGACGCCGCTCTCAGAGAACACCGAGATGATGATGAACATTGTGACTGGGGGTCGCTGGTCAGAGGTTCAGAAAGACCTCGCGTTTGATAAGTTTTTTCATCTGCGTCTCCTTGTCAACAATCAGTACGTGTTTGAAAAGGATAACGGGCCTACATTTCGCAACACCCGACCCACCGACATCAAGAGCGATTCGGAGGTTATGAGTGCACCTAGTTCGGATCGTCTGTATATTAACGAGTTTGTTAAGCGCACACAGCAGCTCATGGGCAATACTGACTTTTTTAGGTATGATGCCTTCAACAACAATTGCCAGGATTTTGTAGTTGCAATGCTACAGGCAAACGGTCTTTTGACCAATGAGCTTCATGACTTTATTCTGCAGGATACCGATGAGCTACTTAAAGCGCTCCCGCAGGGCACTGCTGACTCAGTGCGAACTGTCACGGATGGGTCTCAGATTGTTGCGCAAAATACCGTAGCCTTTGGCTCTGGTCGCAAAAAGCACATGGTCGGGGGTAACATCTTTGACCAGCCACATGACCCTTTCACACCTGGCAACCAGGATGAGTATAGGAGGGGGCCTGGGTGTGGCTTTGATCAGGCGCCGTGGTGGTGTCCGCACTGATTACTTTGAGAGAGTTGAAACACTAGAATTGTCTACGCCTTCCGGGTCACTCTCTTCCTCTGTTTCCTCGTCCGATGTATATTCGGACAGACCACCGCCATCGTCCAAGTCTTCCGCGGAATCCTCAGACTGAGCGTCGCTATCCTCAACATCTTCATAGTCGGATGTCATGTCGTCAAACGCATCAATGTCTTCAGGGTTCATAACATTATAATACCTCACTTGAGCATTAAACGAGCGCATTCTATCCAAGCAATCACTGCAAATAAACTGCGGTAGAAGCGAGTCGTCGATGAATGCAACCACGTTTGAAGAGGTCTCCGTGTAGCAGTCACAGCATCCACAATATTCGCTCATTTTAAGAAACGTAGAAAACGTGCATGTTTAAAATATGACAGTGTGTGGCCGATTACTCGCTAACCCCGGTTTAGGTGGACGTAGCGTCGTTGCGTGTAGAGACCATGGCCCATCATTTGCGCAATGTTGCTTGCCTCAGCAACTGATTGGTTCTGTCTATCCATTCCGCTAATGTATGCATGCCTTAACGAGTTGCTTGTAACAGGGCGACCAAACGCATCAGCAAACACGGAAGACTTCCAGCTTGAGAACCCCGAATCTGAGTACGGACCACCGCCTTGGGTTACAAACAGCCATTCACGCGGCATGGATGCAGCACTCTGGCGCAAAACAGTCACGATAAATCCTGTAAGCTTGCGTTCAAGAGCACCATGCGATTTTGTGGTCTTGTGGTCGCGGATTAAAAGAATGGTGCTATCACTATCGTTAGGATTTCGGTAGATGCAGTTACCCTCCTCAGTATACCCCATCCGAACACGCCCAAGGTCGCCACCACGAAGAGGCGGCATCACCAGCGCATGCAACCCAAGAATTAACGTTTCTTGAGAAGTAGGAGACTCCTTGTATGCTTTTTCAAAGACGTCCTTCCACTCTGCAAGCGTTGCATGGCCTTCGACCTCGCGTTCATTGGGTTCATTGCTATCAATGCGTCTATTGTATCGTTTTGAAGACAACTGAAGCAATTCTGACCATTTTCCTTGAAGCTCTGCAATGGATCCATCGCTTCGTCGGAAGAACATACCCTCTTCGCCGCGCTTAAACAGCGACACAATAACACCCAAATAAGTCCTTAGACTGTTGTCTGCAATTTTAGACTCAAGCATAGGTCCGTAGCGATCAGGATTGCTCAGAATTGTCGAGATACCGTGCGGACCGTCGACTTCGCATTCACGCTCAACTACACGCAGCTGCTTTTTGTAGGACGTCTTACTCTTTGTCGACAAACTTGGCGACTCGTCAATAAGCGTATACCACTCCTTGTCAGTCTGGCGAAGCCCATTATCGGACGACATTCTCCGACCCCGGTTATGTCACGATTTACTGCTAACTCAAAACGTGTTTTATAAGGTGGTATTTTAAGTTTCGCAAAATACGCAATGGCCGATCCACGCAATGCACTCAGGCCGACCGCCCAGCAAATGGCAATGCGCGTGGCTTCAGAAATTGCTGCACGCACAGCGGACTCTGCGCACAAGGGCTTCAACGCGTATTGGGACGAGGAGGAAGACTTTGGCGCACAGCCAGTTATTTCTGCTAGCGCCCGTGCGCGCAACAACGCGTTAGCTGGGTTTGAGCTCGAGGATTGGGAGCATGCAGACCGCGCAGAGGAAGAGTTGAAGGCAGATGACAAGGCTGGCGAGCGCGAGCGGGAGGCGCGCCGCGATGAGATGCAGTATAAGACTGCCTTTCGAACGGCCTTTGAGCTTGGCTTAAAAGCTGGGCGCATGCAGAGGCCAGAGCCGCCGCCGTGTGCAGCATGCGAGAGGCGAAAGGAGCGCAACCGAATTGCGGCTCAGGCGTCGCGGTTAGAGAAGCGGCGCATTGAACGAATTGCCCAAGAGGCTGCCAAGCGCCCACGGCGATCCACTGGAGGGGTGCCGCCGCCTCCTATGATCCCGCAGAGGCCTTTGCTGCCGCTGCCTTTTGTGCCTCAGCAAGCAGCCGTAGAGGACGAGGAGGAAGAGGAGGATGAAGCGGAAGATGACAACATCAAACCCCCACCGTTTTAACTGATTTTTCGCGCATCTCTGCACACAAAGTTCCACAGTGTTTAGAAGTCACCCAAAATGGACATTACTGAAGCGCTCACAGATGAGCACATGAAGGAGATGTATGCAAGTTTTGAGGCCCCTGGCTCCGAAGTTCTAAAGTATCGCCAGATGGGTGATACGCCTGAGCCTGAGTACCTTATGCACCTCCAGGGTTTTTTTAGTGGGAAGAGCGTGGAAGACCTTGACTCTGTGCCAGGGTACTATGGAGGCACTGCAAGCTACCAGTTTGTCCAAAATGCGTACGCACTTAACCAGCACCGCGTCTTGCGCCACTTGATGGGTGATGAGGTGGATGATAATAACGGCGGAGTCCCCGCAGTGCCGCCAACGCTTCAGAGCCACCTTACGCCGTCTGCAGCTCGCATTGAGGCGTATGAACACGCACGCGCTGTAAGCAAGCGACCGGACCTAAGGGGCCCTCCTCGCGGATATGCCTACAAGCAACAGGGCGCGGAGGGTGCGTCGCGTAGGGCGCTTCGTAAGGGCTCGTGGAAGAAGAATACAAATGGTGACTGGATTTTCACCCCGGGTGAGATGACTGACCGTATGTTTGAGAAGAGACGTAAGGGGCAGTTTAAGAAGAACGCGCGAGGTGATTGGGTTTGGAGTCCAGATGCCCAGGTTTAATCATTACTTGTTAGGTAAGACCTTGTGTATGTGTGTGTAAAGATGGACCTTCATCAGGACCTACGTGAGTGGAGAATCACCCAGCAGGGGCTTGCAGACGAGGCGGTGCTCGCACGCGAAAATGACCGGATTTATAAACCTAGCCGTAGGGTGCACGCACTTGTAGAACAGAGCAACTCTATCCAGCAAGGGCGCATCACTCCTGTCCAAAAGATGTCAGTGTTCTACGAGGGAGATGATCGCATTTTTGTTGCGACTGAGACTGCGTCTGAGCGCCCTATGGAGAGTGATATGTCTGGAACCAGCGGCATCTTAGATATGTATGGCTGGAATAAGGGTAAAGGCCTTGACCAACAGGAAGCTTATATTGCGATTCAGTCTGGAATTGCAAATAAATACAGGCAGCAGTTTTATAGGGCTCCTGGCTTTACCACAACCAACGCATACGATGAAATTCGCCAGCCCAATGAAGCTGTTATTAACATTAATGATCTTATCCCTGGTGGGCCGGGCGGCGGCGGCGGTGGCGGTGGCGGTGGCGGTGGCGGTGGCGGTGGCGGTGGCGGTGGCGGTGGCGGAGGCGGTGATGACCCGGGTGGCGGCGGTGGCGGCGAGCAGTGGCCACCCGCTGACTGGGTTGAGAAAGACCAAGATGATTTCCGCGAATGGGTTGCTTATAACGTTGCGCGCATGCCTGAGGATCAATGGCCTGAGTTTCTTCGGAACGCGGACGTTCGCTGGCGTGTGGAACATCCGTTTCCTCCCCGGCCGCCGCCGCCGCCGCCGCCACCCGGCCCGCCCGGTCCGCCCGGCCCGCCACCACCGCCAGGCCCGCCCGGCCCGCAGCCGCCGCCGGGCCCTCCCGGCCCGCAGCCGCCGCCAGGCCCTCCCGGCCCGCCGCCGAGGCCGGCTGATTCTACAGGTAACGCGGAACTTGTGCAGGCACTCATTGATGCACTGGCAGAGCAGAATAGGCGTGGCGTGGAGGCTCCTAACATGGGTGTTGGGGCTCAGGAGGCGGCCAATGAAGGACGCGCAGAGGCGCTGGAGGCACGCCGTGCCGAAGAAGAGGAGGCTGGAATTGGTGACCTCGAGGGAGTGCACGGGCCTGAGGCAGCTGCTGATCCTCCGGGCCGTAGAAACGATCCTTATAATTTTATTGCCATGGTACGCAGGGCCGCTGGACAGGTCTTTGGTGGTGGAAACGCAAACGACGATGGCGGCATCGATGGCGACGGGCCTGAACCGGAAGCCCCCCAAGAGCTTCAAGGTGAATTTGTTGGCCAGCAGCAGGAAGCCCTTTTGCAGGACGGTGGCCAGCGCCAACTTCCTCCCTCAGCACATATGGCACCGAGTGGAGGCGGCGCTGCACAGGCAAACTTTGAGAGCGGGTATGGTCGCGATCCGAATCGTCAGAGAGGCGAGGCAGGACGCAGCGTAAGGGCTGGCCAGGACAATCCAAATGGCAACCCTCCTCCAGGTTCAGCTCTTACCGATGACCTCCGAAATGAGTACGCTGTCCTCATGGGGCAGATCAATTCTTTGGGTCCAAATGATGTTGAACAGAGGGACGAACTCAGGGGCCGACAGCAGGCACTTCTTCAAAGGCTTCATGATATTAGGAACCCCAAATCTTCAGGGGTGGTTGTTGATGATTTTCAGCGAATTCGCCAGGATCAGGAAGCATACCGGCGGAGTCAGCAGCATGCAGCAAATCCAGAAGCTGCTCTCGCGCTTCAAAGGATCCAGCGCCAGCCTCCAATCAACGCCCCTCCTAATATTCCGTCAATGGCCCAGCGAGGCGCAGCCCTTGCACAGCAGGCCCTTCAGGGCGTATCAAGCTTTGCAAGCCGAACCGCTCAGGGTCTGTTGGCACGGCTTAGCGCAGATACAGATGGTGGTGCACAGCAGGAACTTAAGGACGAAGAGGCAGAGGCTGAGGGTGAGCAGCCAGTCCAGGCGCGTGCCCCTGCACCCCTAGCGCCTCTAGGACAGGACGGTCTACGACGCCGCAGGGGGGCGGCAGAGCCTGTAACACAGGCACCCCTGGCACCACCCCCCATGCAGATGCCGCCGCTGCAAGCACCGGCCGCAGCTCGGCCGGCGCGCGACCGGCGGCCTCCTCAGTCGGCGCCTATTCGTCAGGGACACGCCCTAGGCCCAGCGGAAAACAGACATCGTCTAGGGGCAGTTTATAACGAGATGGGTCTTAATAACCAGCATCAGCTCTCTGACGAAGACTTCACTGTAAGGGGGGTCTTTCGGGAGAGGTCTCCCGCTCTTCGTCTTTTTAACCAAGCACTTCGAAGCAACGGCCAAGGTGGTGCTGATCCAGCTGCTCGAAATCAAGCAATTGTTGATAGGGTTGATAGGGAGAGGCAGGAGGGTGGGTTTGGAAATGGTCATATGAGGGGAAGTGGAAAGCCTAAGGGAATGAAGGGGGAGAGTGAGTGTGAGTGTGATGGCAGTGAGAGTGACGAGGAGATGAAAGGGTCCGGAAAGCGCAAGCATTCTGGGCCTTCTGGTCAGCCTCCTGCTAAGAAGCCTTGGCTTATTAAGGGGTCTCAAGAAGCAAAGGATCGCATGAGGAAACTTAGGGAGATGCGCGGAAAGAAGTAACAAAAGGACCAGATAATTCGTTTCAACTCTGTGTACACATTGTAGACCCTCCTTACTTTTTCCTTACTCGTCCTCCTCCTCCTCCTCCTCCTCCTCCTCCTCCTCGTCCTTGTCCTTGGTGCCGTGGAGAGGGCAGCCAGCGCACGGCGCGCCGTCACACCAGCACTCGTCCTTCTTGGAGCGCTTTGCCGGAACCGGGCCGCTGCTTGATGAGCTTGAGCTTGAGCTTGATGAAGAGCTTGAAGAGCTTGACGAGGCGCTTGCGTGGCTAGGCTGCGGCGGCTGCGCGCCGGGCGGGCCCGTGGCGCGGCGCTTCTGGCCTACAAGCGGCAGCGCGCCGTAGACCGGGCGCGCCTTGCTGAAGCGCGAGGCTACCTGGTCCGGCGTAGGCGCGGCCTTCAGGATAGGAGCCGGGGGCGCCGGGAAGTCCTCGTCCTCCTCGTCGTCGTCCTCAATGTCCTCCGGGTCTACGGGCGCGGTAAGCAGCTTGGCCGCGCGCGTAGGCTTGTCGCCCTTTGCGCGCTTCGCCAGCTCGGCCTGCAGGATGTCCAGCTTCTTGGTAAGCTCGACCTTCTCGCCCTTGAGGTTCTGGATCATTGTAAGCTGCTGCGCGCGCATCTTCTTGTCAATGCCCTTGGCGTGGTCCGCGCCCGCCTTCTTGCCCTCCTCGAAGCCGGCGTTGCGGCCAAAGTCCTTGGCGGCCACTAGGCGCTCCTCGAACTTAGCCTCGGCCGTGAGAAGCTCGGCGCGCGCCGTCTCGGCGTCCTCCTCGAGGCGGTCCATCTTGGTCTCGTGGAAGGCGTAGAGCTCCTTGAGCTTGGCGAGCGTGCCGTCCGTCGTAGCCTCCGTGCGCGTAACCTTGGCGCTCACGCTGCTAAGCTTCTGGAAGAGCTCGGCGTTCTTGAACTTGATCTCGGAAAGCTGGTGGTTAAACTCGACGTTCAGCGCCTTGCCCAGCTTCGCGGCCATTGAGTCGGCCATGTCCTCGAACTTGTTGTCGAAGTACTGCTTGAGGAACTGCACGCCTACAACGTGGCAAGCCTCGCGGCTGCGCACGTAGGAGCCCTCGGCGTCCGGCTCCACAGCGCCGGCCAGCCGCGGCGGCGACATTGAGCTCAGGCTAGCGTGCGCCGCCACGCCGCCCAGGCCCGCAGGAAGGGGCAGCGCCAGCGCCTCGGCGGCCTCGTCCTTGGGCACGCCCGGGTTGGGCGGGCGCACGGCGCGCATGGGCGAGGGGCGCACGGGCGAAGGCACCTTGGCCTCCTCCTTGGCCTTGTCCTCGGCAATCTGCGCGTCTATGGCGGCCAGGCGGCGGTGGTACTCCGTAAGCTCCTGCTTGTAGGACGACATCTTGTCTTCTTGAAAGGTAACACGCTTGGGGCTTAAAGGCTCAGGCTCTGTAAACGGGCAAAAGAAAGGCGGAAAAAAAAGGTAAGCAAAAAAGTCAAGATAGGGCGGGCAAAAAAAATCCCTTCATGTGGGTAACCAACGCAGATGGTGTGGCAAGGCTTACTGTGATAGACAGCCCGTAAGGAATCCAAAGTGCTCCGTCCCCCGCCCCCCTGAGGTCTCAAGTCAAGGAGGAAAGGCGCTCGCGCTACTCACCAACGGCCACACTGACAAGCCTCTCCACACCACCCCTTGGTCTACCCACATGAAGGGACAAGTCTATAGAGGCATAGGCAGCTTTGCCACCTATGCCTCCATATAGAGTGCAGCGGCCTGCGGGCGAGCGAGCGTCCGGGGCGGATGAAAATGCCGTGCTAGCGCGCAAAAGCGCCACCGACGCGCGGTCGACGCGACGCGTCTTACTTGTTAAGTTACTAAGTCACATAAAATCACTTAATAGCTTACACGTTTATAGACTCGTCAGCCTACGTCGGCCTACAATGGCCCGCGCGCGCCGTTCTTGGGTCAAGCGCTGCGACGTGCGCCTTTCTGCGAGCAGCAGCTACCACGCGCCCAAGCAGTGGAGCGCGCGCGCCAACCGCACCTTCGACGACCGCAACGAGTACCGCGCGCGCGCGCGCGAGCGGACCGACGGCGCGCGCGCGTCAGCACAAGACGGCGCACATGACGAAAAAACAGTCATCCCACCGTCAGCTGACATAGATATACCAAGTTGTGAGTAGTAATTTTCGTAGGGTAGCACGTAGTAGAGTAGTAGCACGGTGTTTTAGAATTGGTTGCCTAATAAACACCTTACTGTCTACTGACCGTCAGCTACCCTTCTGACCCTTCACAGATAGCATTGAGTAAGATGGCCCGCACAAGCCGCAATAAGGTGAAGACCCCGCGCGAGGTGGCCTACACCAAGGAGCGCATGGCGCTTAAGCGCATCATGAAGACCAAGTACGCCACCATGACTGACTCCGAGAAGGAGAAGGTTGATGAGCGCATCAAGGCCAACAAGATCGAGAAGCTTCACGCCTTCGAGAAGACCAAGTCTGAACCCTTCGAACCTCTCACGGAGGCCAACGTAGGCCAGTACATCGACGTGACCTACGACGAGTTCATCGCCCACGAGGAGGCCAAGGAGGCCGAGGCCGCGCGCCTGGCGGCCGAGCCCAAGTAGAGATAAGTTGCACACCCAAACTATTTTTTTTTGCCCGTCACTTTTTTGCCCTTGACCGTTTATTGTCAAAAAGAGCGCGGAGCTTTTTACCCGCCTTGGGGCTCTTTGTCACGCTAATAAGCTTCATTTCAACTTACTGTGTGCCTTTTAGAATGACAAAGCTTGTTGGCACAGGTACGAGCTTTTTGCGCCAGGGTATGAAGTTCGTTCACCGCTCAGAGGATAAGGATATTGAGCTAGAGGATGACTGGCCGCTTTACTGTACGCGAGAAGACGCACCAACTGATCCTGGAACGTACGAAGGACTCTATAAGCACTATTTTACGTTAAGACATGATGTAAGGATGTTTAGGCTTGGTAATGGACGAGTAGACCTTGAAGAGTTTGTTGACTTGGTGAAAAGCTCAGTTCGTGAAAACGAATCCCTTAAGCCGGCAGCTGACCATCTCTTTGAGCTTTTAAAGGGAGTGGATCGCAATTTTGACACAGAGGAAGTTCCTGATAGCTCGACCGACGTGCTTGCATCTCAAGGGTTCCAAGATGACTTGAATGGTAAACCAAAGGAGTCACTTGTCTTTGCGTTCGCGTCCGAAGGTGACTTTGCCTTTTCGCGAGCTGTTGTACCTTTTCTCCTTTACAATAATTACAGCGGCTGGACACGGGATACGCGTGAAGACCATTTTCTTACAGAGTACCTGTTTATAACCCCGCTTTCAGATTTAGAGCCTACCAAGGTCACCGTAACGGACCGCGATGGAAAAAACGAGAGGTCTGCTGAATTAGCGAGTCTTCGGCTAAAGGAACGGTATGAGAAGTATACCCGATCAAAGGACGACGAACGGCGGGCCGAGCGTCCAAGGCTTCCTGACTTACCTAAGCCTAAAGTTTCGGTCTATGATAACAAGGAAGAACGAGAGAGGACGCGAGAACAAAAGCTTGCAGCCAAGGAAATGATGGAGACGTTGCCCGTCAGTAAGGAGTTCCTAGCAAGTCAAGTCAGCAAGGTAGAAGAGCTTCTAAGAAAATTGAAGACTGAAATAGGAGACCTGTCTGCTATTAACCGTCTTCAAGGATTTGTTGACCTCATACGGGATTCGTCTGGTAAATCTGTTCGCTTAGTTAAGATGTATGTCGAATCCTGTGAGTATATTTACAATCGTGCGGTTGAAAAGCACGCAAGGGAGAAGAAAGGATCGGGGTTGCCGGAGCACATGTCTCGCGGACACAACTTTCATTCGTTTCTGAACCATCGACGTCGTTAAAGCATACAATGTCTACTGTCGAGCCCGTGTCGAATGACGCCCCGCCTACGGTCGCGCTCCCTGAGTCCGCTGCCTCCGCGCCGGTCAGCGAGGCTGGCTTCACTGAGGGAGTCGCTGATGCCGTTGCCTCCACTGAGGGCAAGGGCAAGTCTAAGCCCAAGAAGGGCACGCGCAAGCCCAAGCCCTGTGAGAAGTGTGACGAGCGACGCAAGCGAGAGCGAGAGTACGCCCGCGCCAGCCGCATCCGTGCCAAGCTTACCAAGGAGCCTGCCGCCGACCAGGCTGAGGCTGATATGGCGGCCCCTGCAGGCACCTCGCCGCCGGGTGGCGAGTAGGTTCGCCTGGCGCTCTCACGACGTCGAGCCGGGCTTCAAGTGGAGTTCAGTGCACCTAATCTCAATAGCGGCCATAACTCTGGCGCTCTTCCCGCTCCTCTTCGTAGGGGGGACTGCGTGGACGCTTCTCTCCGGCGCTAATGTCATTGAGACCGGACGTACGCTTTGGCGCAACGAGCTCTGAGTCTGCGGCGGTCGGCTCCTCGCCGTGGAGAAGGTAGCAGCCACCCTCGTAGATCACCATCGAAGGAAAGGTTGTACACAGACAGACCCACCGACTTGGAAGCTTACGAATGCGCTTAAGCTCATCGTTATCGCACCCGCCGTAGAGACCCAGTAAATTGTTCATTTGCTTCATGCTGCATCCATTCGGAAAGAGAACGAATTTCTGAGCCTCGCCCAAAAAGAGACGCGTCCTGCGGGCCGGCCGGGAAGGGATTGCATTCAAAGGGAAGTGTTGCATTCAAGTTAGTAGTTATGGAAGTAGCGTAGGGCGATATCTGGGTAAGCCTGAGCATTTCGCATTTTCGAGGTGACTTAAAGGAACAGCGAAACGGGTCCGCTCTATATATAGGTCACCTCGAAAATGCGAAATGCACAGGCACCTCTGGACCCCCCCCTCGAAAGGTCGAAATGCACAGGGACCTATAAACATGAGGTCAACTTACCTTTTGTAATCTGTGAGGAGATGCGACGCAACGAGCAAAGAGCTTGACGAGTGGCGGCCCGTTGTAGCGATCATGTTGATAATCTGTTGAAGAAGGGCGTGAATGTCAGGGTCATCCCGTTCAAAGCCTTCAATGTCATCAAATATGGTCAATGACTTCTCGTACTCCTTCAGCTCACGCGCGGACTCCTTATCCTTGAGCTTGGCGATGTCAACGCGTTCAATAAAGCTAAGAGCGTCAAGCGTCTCGTCTTCTTTTAGGTAGGAGAGAAGGCGGATGGTGCGCTTAGGCCAGAGACGGTGGTAACGAATGGCGAAATTCTTGGCAGTGTGGCTCTTGCCGCTTCCGGACTTGCCGCCAACCATGACAACATCGCGGCCCTTCTCAACATTGGTAGGCTCAAGGGCAAAAAACTCTCCGTGGGGCAGTCTGATTTCAGCTGTAGGCACAGTGGTGCGCTGAGAGGTATCTACCATCAAGGACATGCCATCATTGTGCGACGTCTTAGAGTGGATAATCGCCACTGGCTGGAACTCAGGCTCCGCCTTTGCATTATAAGTGCCAATCTTTAGCATTCTAAACAAGTGCTTACACGCAAGGCTACAATCGACCCACGCAACCAAACGTCAGCAGACAGTTGCAATGGACGAGGCTCTAATGTTCTTTTCGAGTGGCTATTCTACGCCCGTGGCGCCTCCGCCTGTCTGTCCTAAGCACGACTCTTATCGCGAGCTTCAGGTGGCTCTCTTTTGGTTTTGCTTTCGTACAATCTGCATCTATGCGGTTACTCGGGAACTACTCTTTGTTGGTGTCCCTTATTTGGCTACTTATGCTAAGGCTGCACTGCTTCATTGTATGGGCTTTAAGAAGGATACCTTTGCCGAGGCTGTAGGGGAGGCCGTGGATGCTACAGAGGATGCAGTGGAGAGCTTGGTTTCAGAGGTGGCTGAACAGGCCCAAGACATGGCGCGCAACCTGGCACACGACCTGTTAGCGCCCCAGGAGGCGGCCGTGCCAACCCCGCCTCAGGACGCGCCCGCGCCGCCGCCCGCGTCGCCCGTCGACGCCGCAACACAGACAGATCTTCTCGAGTAGACCATTTTCGAAATCAGCTTGCGTCATCTGACATCATGGCGATGCGTATCGAAATCCCGAGCTCAAATGCCTTCATCGGCGTCTCAAGCGACATCACGCGCAATGCCTTCATTGTGCACTCCAAGACCAACGAGCTTCAGCGCAAGCTTTGGACTCAGATTATCAAGACGGTGATGCAGAAGCCTTTCCTGGACTCAATCTTTACAAGCCCTGACTACCTGTCGGCCTTCAAGTTCAATTTTCCGGAGGCGCTCGCGCAGGAGGGCGGCCTTGACTGGAATTCGTTCACTCACATTGCGGCCTACCAGAACCTGACGCAGCTTGCGGGTAAGTTCGTGCCGGCGCGCCTGGTGCCGTGGCAGCTGCGCTTCGAGTTTGCGCCGGAGGTGCACAGCCACCTGCTGACCATTTCCTTTCACATGGAGAAGGAGGTGTCAAAGGTCTTTGAGGAGGCGCACTGGCACTTCTGGCTCACGGAGACTGGCTTCTGCATCAACCCGCTTCCGCTGCAGACGGAGCTCTCGGACCTCTCCATGACCTATGCGGCGTGGGGCGAGGCGCGCGACTTCAAGGGGGCGGGCTTCATGGACTTTCCAATTGAGCACGACCCCTCGGTGCCCAAGATCAAGCGCGCTTCGCAGCTTTCGCAACTGGGCGGGATGCCGCCTTTGGAGGATGTGGATGTGCCGGTGGAGCGTCCTTACCAGTCTCCGTCTGCAGTGGGTACGGCGTCCAATGCGGCGGCTGGGGCGGGCGCGGGCGGCGGGTCGGGGGCCGCGGGCCGGGCGCGTGACTGGGGAATGGGGGCGGCGGGGGCGCTTGCCCCTGCAGGTAATATGGCGTAAGAACCGCCCTTGACCTCAAGAAAGGCCCGAAAGGCCCGTGTGTAGTACGAAACATCGTGCGTGTTGTGTGATTTCTCGGCTTGTTGTAACCACAATTGGATGAAGCGAAGTGACTGGTCAAACGTCCCCTTGTCTAGTAAGTCTTCTGCAAGCTTTGAAAAGTCCTCTTGAACAGGGATCCGGATTGACAGCGGCTTTGGCGGGGTCGGCTTTTTTCGCAGTGGCGCCCTCGGCAGGTTCGCCCTCGGCAGGTTCGCCATTTTTCGTCAAAAATGCCTCGCCATAAGCCGACTGTCATTAAGCGCTATAGACCGCATTCAGATGGTGCTTTGCCTACAGGGCATACGCCCAATGCTTTGATGGCAGCACGGGTGCGTTTTCTTCAAGACGAAGCCTACCTGGCGTATATGATGGACTTATATGATGCAGTGGAGTCAGAAGGGCGCAAGCGGGATGTGTGCTTGAGCAAGCAAGACTCTGTGAATGTAGACCGCCACGAAGCCTTGCGCAACGAGCATATTGATGCCCTTGAGGCCGTCATAAAGCAAATGAAGATTACTAAAGATTTAGACCCTCAGTGACGCATCGACTTACTAAAAGACTGACTCGAGACAGATGTCGTCTAAGCTCGGCCAACCCTTGATCAAGTCGCTGCGCGAGACCGTCTTGAATGCAATGGAGTCAATGGCTCCTTTGCTGAGTGCTGAGATCAAGCGCACTGGCACTGCGTTTTGCAACTTTTATGACCTTGAGATTGCCGTGAGTACGGAGCCGCTTATTACGGAGACCTGCCCTGCGCTTCAAGACAATGAGATGGCTGTCTTTGTTAAGTTTACTGAGAAATTTAAGGAGGAGCTTACGGGTCGCCCAGTGCGGTCAATCCTGGTTGGCCTGTGCCTGGCGATTGCCCCCAACGAGTTTCCCTTCGTGGTGACTCGTATCTGGGAGCTGTATACGCCTACATGGGAAGGTCAAGATAAGGTTATGACGGACCCTTTGGCCAGCGTGTACTTGAAGGCAGAGGTTCTTAAGAGCGTGGAAACTGCAATTGTGGATGCGGCAAAGCGTGGCGTGAAGGAGCAGCAGATGAAGGAGGACAAGGAGTAACAAATGAGTGATTTGAACTCAATGTTGGCAAATGGAGGGATTGGGTCAGCGTTTACTGTTGCAATGCTTGTGTTTGCGCGTTTGCTCTGGCTTTTGCGCACAGTGAACCATAAGCGTATTCGTTCCTTTTGTTGTGGTAAAACCTGTGTGGCCAGCGTAGATGTAGAAGATACAACACCCCAGGCGCACCAGGCGCACGAGGCGCACGAGGCACGTGAGCCGCCCTTGCCTTCAATCCACGTTGCATCCAACCCCGAAACCACCGCGGCCATCTGACCAACCCCGCTTTTTGGCGCACACGGCGTCGGCTGACGCGCCGTCTCACTTGCTGGTCTTTCGAGGTTTCCGCGTGTTTCTCAAAACTCGAACTTTCTCTGCATTCAACAAGCTCACATAAGCTGACAATGGCGACCTACGCTCAGATCGTGGTGGCAGCGCCGCAGAGTGCAGTTGGATGGATGAATCACGTTGGCCTCAAGACGCCGCAGAAGGATGAGAAGCTCGGCTATGTTGACCCTATCAAGCGCGGCACTACGTTCCGGGCGCTCTCCGCCAGCGACGCGCCGCTCAACCTCAAGCAGGTGCGCACGCCCTTTGACTGCTTCAGCGTGGACGACTGCACCAACAAGGGCCGCGGCAAGCTGACGATCCGCGTACAGCTGAACCCTGACCTCTGGAATGCGCTCAACGGCCTCGACAAGCTCTTTGCGGACTTCCTGGTGGAGCACCGCACCAAGCTCTTCAGCCCGAGCGACGCGGCGCACATCGGGCGCGACGCCTCGGCCATCAACCTCAAGATGAAGAGCCTGGCGCCGCGCAACATCGACGGCTCGCCGGAGCTGGACGGCTATATCACGGTGCGTATCAACGGGCGCGGCTCGGAGATTGACGCGCTCATGGTGAAGGACGGCCCGTCTGGACGCTACGTGTCGGAGGTCAAGTGGGCGCCGCGCACGTCGCCGCTGACTGCGAACTCCACGCGCATCTCAATCGTGACTGGAATCAGCGAGGATGGCAAGCCGATTGTGCGCGACACGCTTCCGATCAACGGCGTAATTCCGGTGGGCTCGCAGCGCGTGCGCTACGTCGGCCCGGGCGACATCTCGGCCAAGGGGGCGGTGCTGCGCTACGCGCTGTTCCGGCCGGCGTACTGGTCAATCGCGCCGGGCGGCGGCGCCTCCATCAGCCTGGTCTTCGACAATATTGTGGTGCAGAACTTCAACGACGACAGCAACAACAGCGAGGCGGCGGTGGCGCAGGCTTCGGGCGTGCCGGAGGGCTTCCAGGCCTACGAGGACGCAGGCGCCGCCGCCGCCGCGGCTGCTGACCTGTGCGCCGTGCCTAGCGGCGGATTCCACGTGTCAAGCAACAACGAGAAGCGCCGCCGCCTGGAGACTGTGAGCGAGGAGCTGCCGACTCCGGTGCCTTTGGCGGCCTCGGCGGTTGTGGCGCCTGGCGCGCCGCGCCGCTCCATGACGGGGGCTCCAAGCTCAATCCTTCTGACGCGCAGTGCGGCGGAGCTGGTGCATGAGCAGGAGGTGTATGAGGAGCGCATTCGCGAGGAGCACCATGACTTCAAGCGGCGCAATGCCATCTGCGCGGCGGGCGGCAGCAGCGGCGATTTCGGTGAGGAGACTCAGGCATATGTGCTTCCGGACGAGTAAGCGAGGCGACGTTCAGACTAGTCAGACGAGATGTCAGATGATGTCAAGCCGACGAAAAAGCGGGTGCGAGGGGGGAGTAGCGCAGCGCCGACTATGAGGCTTGTAACAATTCAAAACTGCGACCAACCGGAGCTCTCGCTAGGCATTGCGCCCTTGACAACAAGCGCGGCAATGGCCACGCCGCTTGAGCACTCTGTCTATGAGCTTACAGAGCTGCCTACTGTGGCGCCTCGCGCTCCAAGGGGCATGCCCTGGGAAGAGGATGATGCAACCTTTCTTAAGTTCAGGCGCGGGCTGCCTTTAGACGTGACGCCGGACGTAATCTATGAGCAGGTGGCAAAGCCTTTGCTGAGCCTGCCCTTGGATTCAGAGCAACGCAGTGAAGGGTGGCATGTTGCTCGGAGCTTTGCAGTCACGGCATCTCAATTTGCAAGCGCGGCCAATGAGAACCCGTCCATGTCTGCTAACAAGCTCTTGAGTGCAAAAACCTATCCAAAGGCTCACGGCTTTGCAGGCAATGGATTCACCGAATGGGGCACCCAGCATGAGAAGCACGCTGAGGAAGCCTTTATTGCCTTCCTGGCTCAACACTGCGGAAAGGCTACGCTGGCCAATGGCGACACAGTCTTTGCGGATGGCAGTATTCTGAGTCATATCAGCCACAAGCGCGACCCGGCACAGCCTTTTCTAGGTTTCAGCCCGGATGCGCTTTTCTGGTCAAATGATGCCCAAGAGGTCAGTTTAGTGGAGTATAAGTGCCCTGCGTACCAGCGCTCGGGCCCTGGCCACCCGTACGCAGCAAAAAACGAGCTCTGCGTGCCGCGCCAATATATGCCCCAGCTTCAAGGGTCGATGCTGATCTTGCGCAAATGCTACCCAGAGGTTGTATGCAAGCGCGCCTGGTTCGTGGTGTGGCAGGCCCATCAGTTTTTCGTAACGCATGTGCCGTACATACCCCGGTTTGCCGAAAAGATTGTAGCCGACTCGACCTCATTTTTTAAGGATCGCTTTCTACCAGCGTGTGCGGAGGCCATCAGCCTACGCGACGGGATTCTGCGTGCATCGCTTGCAAATGTCAGTGTGACACCAGCCGTACACGAAAAGGCACTTGAAGACAACAAATGCAATAAAGGCAGTGAAGCCAGTGAATGCAATGGAATCAACTGCAATAACCTATGAGAGCCTTGCAATTGATGCCTGTACGCTCACGTTTTTGCAGACCCAGTCTCTGCGCCTGCAAAATGTCCAGCTTTTAGTTGACCGTGTTGCTCTCGCAGAAGCCCTCAAAAAACACGAGGAGGCTTTATACTGCATAGACCTACCCTGGGATTGTGACGAGGCGCGCTTCAGGCGTCTATATACGGAAAAGGAAGTTGTTGCACTTGCACTTAAACTAACGTATACCCACATCCAAGAAACCACCGCGCTTGTTCTCCTCAATATTCGCTACCAGGAAGTAGAGAACAAGCTTATGGCGGATTGAGTCCTGGTGTCCCCTTATTCAAAACACACCAATTGATTTTCACACCGTCTGTTTGTATTGCTGAGATTGAAATGATAATTTGTGCAGATCCAGCGTCTCCACCTCCATAAGCAGAAATCAATGTACCGGGTGTTGGATACGGAAATCCTATGTCAACATTCACAAACCACGAAGTCAAAATCGTACCATCAAGCCACACAGTTTCTGGGACTGGAACAGACACATAATCTTGTCCTGCTAAGATAGTAGCTTGGCCATTGAAACCGCCACTGATGCTTGTTATGTTTTTCAAAGGATGATTGAAAAAATCAACGGAAGCACTTGGTCTGTTTCCAGGGTCAATTAAAATATCAACGCTTTCAAAATTGATATCAATCCTGCCATTAACAGTTATTAGCCCAATTCCACCAACATTATCTAAAGAGCCAGAGTTAGTCTTAATAACAACAGACGCCCCTTGGTCATCATTTCCCGCCTGCAATTGTACATTTCTGTTGTTATTTGTAGAGTCTGAAGAAATAAAATCCACATTTCGCAAAGAAGAATTATTGAAAATAACTTCTGTGGTTGCTGGTGATATAGAAATACCACCATACTCGTTATTCAGAGTAATTGTACTCGATCCGGTTTCTCCAAGTGCTTGGATACTAACATTATTTGTAGTGGTACCGCCATTGGATATGATGCTCACACTACCAGCCCCACCTTGAAGACCAGAAATAAGACTAGCATAATTACTACCAGCAATTGTTGTGCCTCCTTCTTCAATACTACAAGAAATATATGGTTTACTTGCATCAAAGTAATCTTGAGTTTCAATGTTATTACTAAACCCCATAACAATAGACCCAAAATGGTCAGAAGACGGAGCTAAATTACATAGAAGACGAATTTCAGATACATCACCAGCATTTCTTAGATTAATTTTTCCAAAGTTGCTTCCAACGTTGACTTCTGTTCCTTTGAGTGTAAGCTTACCTGTAGTATTGTTTCCTTCGCTTGCTGAAATATAAATGCCGCCAAAACCAGGGTTATTAGCTGATACAATGCGCAAATCACCTTCTAGAGTGGGAAATTCAATTGAAAATCTGGGATCAAAGGAGTCTGAGAATGAAACTGCAGACCCAGTATTAAGATTGATACTTGAATTTGCACCAAATCTCATTACAGATTCCGCAGCACCATTTGCTTGGATTGTCATACTACCAGCAGCATCGATTAGCATTGCCTGAGAGCTTTGAATGCTCATGGAGCCTTGAGCTTGTACGTTGGTGTTATATCCTTTGATGGTAACTGTGCCGTCATTATATTCTGCATTTGAAATAAGGAATGTCCCTCCCCCAGGACCATCGTTTTGAATCGCAAAATCTGCATCACCGGGAAATAGGAGCTTGGTATTTCCGTCAAGCTTTGTAAATGGGGCATTGATTGTAAGTCCTTCTGGTGCAGGAGAACTGATTGTTGTAATACCTGTCAGGACAGGTCCAACGGGTGCGGGTGTGGCATTGATGGTTACCTGTCCCAAGCCACTTGTTGGGCTCAAGGTGATGTTGGTTCCAGCAAGAATCTTGGACACACCAGAAAAGTTTGAACTGACCATGACCTCTCCAAGTCCACTTGTTGGATTTAGGGTGACATTGGGTCCAGCAATAAGCCGTGAGACGCCACCGCCACCTCCAGAGTCTTCCTGTGTGACTTGGGTGTTGCGGAAGCCCCACACAGACGACATTTCAGACTAAAAGGGCTGATGTGGGTTCAAATCTAAGTTCCAAATGTGGTCCACATGATAGTGTGAGGCCCTGCGCCCGCGCTTTGCCATCCAATAGTAAACACATCGGGTACGCCTGAACTAGGGGTTGCATAGAGCTGTGCGGCAGGTGCATCTTGCATTGTGACTTGAATAACATATGAAGCAACGTTTGAGTAAGCCTTTGGAAGTGTGACAGACGTAGTTCCTGATGCGCCATTCAGGCCGGATGCACTTCCGTACTGAATAACAGGCTGTCGGATTGGAGACCCGGGATCGGAAGGCAGTTCCTGGAAAAACCCCGCAAATTCCCCCCCATCACATACAACTGCCAACGTATTTTGAATTTGAACTGGAGCTGAAAACACGTAGATACCAGAGCCACCAAACTGAGCGGTTGAGCAACTCACAATTAAAGGACTATCATTTGCATCAATTGAAATTCCACGAGTCAGTCCACTATTAGTTACTCGAATGCGAACACCCTCACCAACAAAGATATTGTCACTCGCCGTTATAAGTGTGTCAGTATCAGAGCCTAAACGAAGACCGTTGTTAGCCGTTGCATCGTCAAATGCAACATAATTAGTTTCTGAATTTCCATCGATATATCCACAGCCTTGAACTCGGTTTCCTTTCATGTCAATAAATCCCTGTAAAATTGTCAAAGCAGTACCACTGTCTGACATATAAACACCAATACCTTGACTTGTTGCAGCTGGATCATTTATAACAATCTTATTGTCGGAACCTCCACCACTCAATGTCAAAGATGGAGCAGGTGAACCAACATATACTGAATTCGCTTCAATTTTAAGATTTGTGTTGAGTGGCGCATTGATCCCGCTAATATTGTTGAGAACAGGCCCAACAGTCCCGCCTCCTGATGCACTCACAGTGACCTCGCCAAGTCCATTTATTGGGTTCAGTGAAATATTAGGTCCAGCAAGAAGTCGCGCCACGCCGCCGCCGCCACCTCCAGACTGAGTCACTTGGGTGTTGCGAAACGCCCACACAGAGGCGTTGGTGTCAGAACTTGCCATTTGATGCTGTTATCAAGGCGTAGGGTCTTTGCAGTCAGACTCCTTTAATGACAAGGGCTGAAAAGGGCTGAAGTGTGACTCAAAATGCCACCAAGGACTGGATTTATGCATGCGCTTGATTTTGAGGCACGGAATGAGGCACGTCTGAACCGCTTGATGGACAAGCAGCTTACCACTGCCATTGATCGCATTAATCGCGACCGTGGCGACAAGGAGTTTTATGAGGGCATTGCAACGAATGCCCGCGGGGCGCTTGACATTGCGCGGCGCGGCGGCGTGGTGCTGGCCAATGGTATTGGGTCGCTAGGTGTAAACACGGGCAATTGGGCTGCGCGCATGTACCAGGCTCACCGCAAGCGTCAGGAGCGGCTGCAGCGTCAGCAGCGCATCCTGAATTCGCAGCGCGCAGTGACAGCCCCTAAACCTGCACCCATCACGGAGGATCTTATGCGCAAGCTTGTGGACGATGCGTATAAGCGCGGCGTTGACTCAACGCGCCCGCCTCCCCCGACTACGTATGAGCAGTTCAAGTCTGGCATGCGCGATTTTTCGGAGGGTGCCGCTGGCGTGGCTCGCTCGGTGTCAGGCGCGGTGGGCGCGTTGGGCGAGGACATGGCTGAGCTCGGAATTAACAGGGACAATGTCTCGGCGGCGGCGCGCGGCGTGGCGGGGGCGGTGGGCAGCGTGGCGCGGAGCGCGGCCGGGGCGGCGGGCAGCGCGGCGGAGAGCTTGGCGGCGGGCGTGCGGAATGGCTACCAGGCCGTGGGCAATTTAATGATGAGTGGACAGCAGGCAGCGATGGGTGGTATTCCCGTGGCTCCTCCGCCGCCGCCGCAGCCTGGTCTTATCCGCGCGCCGGACGTGGCGCCTGTGGTTGGACCCGATGATGAGCTTGATGAGATGATTGCGGCGCTGCAGGCGGCGGGCGAGGAGAACCCTGCGATGCGCCAGCAGTAAGCTTTTTGAGGCGCGAGTGCTAGCGCTATATGTGTTCAACTATCCTCCCTCTCCCTCTTCTTTCCTGACAGCGCTTCATCTAGTAGCTTTTGGAACAGGTCTACGCCGGTGACCTCGGGCTCCGCGGCGGCGTCCTCGAGCGGGTGGCTCTCTGGGTGAAACGGCCCCTTTTGCGAGAGCTGGATGTGCTGCAGACGGTCTGCGCTCCAGACGCCCACGGGTGGCGGCGAGTTCGAAAAGTAAATGACGTGCGGGACGTCAAAGACCTTGAGACGCGACTGGTACTTGGAGCTATAAATCTGCCCATTCTTCAGCTTTTCGCCCACAATGTAAAGATCTTTTAGCGTGGGTGCCTCCACGGCGCGCGCCAAGTCAAAAAGCACGATGCGCTGGCCCGTGTAGGAAAACGCGGCGTCCATCTGCCGGCCGTCGAGCTCAACTGCGTTCATCTCGCGGCACATGTACGTTGTCAAGCGGCTCTTGCCGGCGGCGCCGCGGGCGTCCTCAACCCAATAAATGTGCCGCGGGTGCGCCTTGCCCTTGCAAATGGTAACAAGTGCCTCCTGCCATGGCCTGAACTTAAAGCTGGCCTCCTCTCGCACGCGCGGGATGACGGCCTGCGCAAGCTGCGTGATTCCGTTGGCGTAGCGCACAAACTGCCCGGGGTACTCCTCGGCGACGCGACGCACGCCCTCCTCGGGTCCAAACTCACGCAAGATCTCGCGAATGGACTCCATGTCGGTGCGCGCCCCGGGCTGCACACGCGGCCCTGAGGCGCCAATCTGCCAAGGCGCGCGCAGGATGACATCAATTACGCTCTTGAAGCGCCTTTCCGGGTCTGTGCGCACCCGGATGTACTGCTCGCGGTCCTTCAAAAAAACACTTGTGAACTCAAGGTCGCTTGCAATGCCGCTATAAATCCACTCACGGATCTTCTTAGGGGTAACCTGTTGATTAAACTCAATGTAACCTCGGAAATAAACTGCATCGCGCAGGACCTCATCATCCTCCTCTTCGTCAGCTGGCTGCGAGTCAGACTTGGGTAGACCGGTGGGTTCAAGCTGGCCGCATCCAAACGTAACAATCTCTTCAAGCTCTTTTGTGAGCTTGGGCGGGTCATAGTTGACGTCAAAGGTTTTGAGTTGAAAAAGGAAGGCTCGCGACAAGGCTGACACAGAGGAGCGTTTGGACCGAATGCTACTCACAACGCTTCCTGTCTCACTTGCACCGTCCATTGTAGGCAACAAAAAGTGGGACTAGTCGAGACTCTAAATATGAAGCGATTTCAAACTTCACGTGGCGCCCGCCCGCCCGCGCGCACAGCCAACCCCGCTTTAGCTTCTGAGCTTGGGTGCAATCTGTGCCACCACAATCTGATCAGGGGTGCCAGGACCCTTGGTATACTTGGACACAAATGAATGCAAGGATGGATTTGGATCCAAGATGCGCGCTACGACCCAAAAACCACATGTGTCCATGTCATCGTTCTGAAGCTTTTTTGTGTTATGGGTGATCTTTTTTGAGCCAGCCTTGAGTAAATTGCTTAAGAGTGGTGCACATTCATGGAACTCCATACACTGCTTCTCATCAAGCCAGGCGCGGTCGCCGTCAATGGCAGTTCCAAAGCTGTCAAAGACCTCATAGGCCCCAGGATGGTCCAAGACACCAATCCAATGACCCTCTGACTGACTCTCGGTCAAAAAAAGCAACACAGCGGCGTGTGCCCCCTTAAAAAGGTCATCTGGGTGTTGCATGGATTCAAGTTCGGGGTAGCGTAAGAGGGGGACATCTCTGCCTACAAGGGCTCGAATATCATCCTCGTCAAGGGGCTTGTGAAGGTCCTGTATTTTTTATTTCGAGGTGAGGTAAAGAGAGGCGAAACAGGGTGGGGCGTATAAGTAAGTCACCTCGAAATGAAAAATAGCAAACAAACCTTGCACTGGGCTACTTCTTACCTTCTGTACCTCTGTCATCATGTATGGGGCCAGTAAACGCTTGCGGTTGGGTGACAGTAGTGCTGGGCTTGTAAGCACTGGACAGGCCCGGTCTATTTCTGATAGCATTGTTCACTACAATTCAAACTTGACAGTCAGCCTTAGGAACGATCCAGGCGTTGTGAAGAATGTGGGAGACCATGGTCGTTTTGCTGTGTTTCGCGACACTCGCACAACCGCGCTTCTTCCTGACACTTCTAGCTATACAGTTGGTCTTACTCGTGCTGAGATTTCAACAAATAACATTCCTCTTTTCTGTCCTCAGCCTCTAGCGCCAGTTGTAGACCCTGTGTCAAAGAAGCCTGTCTGGGAAGTGAAGTCTCAGCCTGGCGTTTCCTTGACGTGGGTGGGGCCTTGTTATAAGTCTGGTCTTCAAGACTATCCAACCAATGAATCGTGGATGAATTCGCAAACGGAGTCGGAGACAATGACATATCCAACTTCGGGTATGTTGCCAGTTCGTTTTTATGGCGATATTGGCTCTCCCATTGAACCTCAAGCAAGTTTCAATACAAAGCTGCAGTTTTTGCCAATTGGATATGGCCCTTCTCTTGGAATTCCTTATGTAGCATCAACTGTATTTGCTGAAAATGCAATGCTTCGTATTGGAAATGCCATTGCGTATGCTTTTGGCAACGGAACACCCGTGACATTAACAATTGCTGGTCTTGGGACATCGTCTTGTTCGCAAAAAATCACAATCACAAACAACTCATCCTTGCATGTTGTTTTCGACTTTTCTCAGTCTGCATTCATGCAGCCTTCGTCCTTAACTGGATATTATGCCAACCCTGCCTTTCAAATTCCCAAGGGATGCAGTGCAAAGTCTTCAATCCTTCAAGCATGCAAATTGCTTGGGTTTGCACCTGGTCAGGTATTGGATATTCCACCGGGTGGTAGCGCCACACTGCCTCGTTGTTATCAGCTCGGGTTTCGTTCAACTCTAAATCTGTCGTGTTATAGGAACACTCAATGGGTTCCGCAGGACCAGTCAGACATGAGCTATTTTCCGACTCCAACTGATGTTGCAGAGGGCGATACAAGTGTTTATTTTGATTGCTATTCCTATGAGCATTTTGTGACACAGTGCGTCAATCCATCAATCGAACGGTGTTTTACGGATCTTGCAGACAATGGGGGCCTTGGGTTTCCGTCAACCACTTCATGTTCTCTGACAACACAGTTGAGACTTGCATGCAAGGCTCTTGTGAACGCAAGTTCCCCCTTCGATCCAAACAATTACATGGTTGGGGATGGGTACAACACACTTTCAGGAAGGACTTACATGTGGACAAATACTGAAAGGTCGGCCGGAACAGTTCTCCCAGATGATGATAACCCCCTTTCTCAATCATGGCAGGATCTCGGACAAAGCTTTACAAACAGCTACGTAAGCGGGTATGCATATACGAGCGGTGATATTGTGACTGTAGCCACAAAAACAATTCCAGTCGAATACCAGTTTTTCAAGTGTACAGTGGACGATGCTTTTACAACCTTACCTCCATTGGACGCGTCAGGTGCTCTTAACGAAGGCTGGGAGAACAAAACAAATGCATTTTTGCAGAATGGACGACTCTCGTTTACACCGAATTACCCCTCGATCGGAACGGTGCCACCGTCTATTTCGTTTGACTCGTCGACACAGCTTTTTTCTCTCAATCTTGATAGTTATGGATTTGGTGGTACACAGAGCACTAATGTTAATGATGGGTATGGTACAAGCCTATTAAATGAAGCACCAATCAAGCCAATAGATAATTCCACTGTTTTGGGGCTTACCGCCACTGAGATCTGGGATCAGTTGTTTAACAATTCTCAGATTGAGGAATACTATACGTCGGCGCTTAATGACCAGGCTCGCGACTCTTGGGGTCTTTCAGGGGCTATAACCCAATCTGTACCTCCTTACGTTATTGCACGCAACCCTGGTGTGGTTTACGACGAGCGATTCAACTTTGAGGCGGACGATTACTTTCATCAGCTATTTGGCAACTGGCCGTCGCTTCGTCTCCTGTATATTGACAAGGCACGGAACAATTTAAGGACGGCGTATGTTCGCTACATTCCTGAGGCGGCAAATGCGGGTCTTGCTGTGCCAAGCCCGTTGCCTCTTTTCGTGCCGTCCCAGCCACCTGCGTCGCCAAGCAGTGTCTATCTTCCGACCTTCCGCGTTGAAGGCAACCAGATTTACTTGTACACGTTTCCTCAGGACTACCGCTCAGTCGGAAACATGTGGAGTCCGGTGGATACCTTGGTCCTGACAACCACTGAGATCCCTATCGTAAATTGCGACGTTGCACCCCCTCGGCTTTACTCGGAGGTTGTGCAGAATACGCAACCAAGCGGTCAGACAGAGCGTATCCTTGCAGAGTTTGCAGTTTACCCTACGGACAACCAGGGTCAGGTTTATAGGACGCAGATTACGTATGCGCCAACTGGAGATGCAATTGATTTTATTGAGATGGAGAGGTCCACTATGTTTAATAACATCAGCTGGGCTCTGTATATGAGGATGAGGGCAACTCAGACGCTGCGTCTTGTGAGCATTTCGGACTCTGGGTCTGTGAATATCCGGCTAAAGTTTGTACGGGATTAGTTTAAAACCAAATAAAGCATCCTTTTGTTCATTTTTCAAAAGTAAGCACACAAAGACCACCTCTGTGCCTCCGTTTCTGAAGAGTCATCCTTCTAAAATGAGCACGATTTCTAAGGTGGCCGTGTACGATGCACGTCTCATGCAGGAGGAGCCGGCGTACGCTGTTCAGAAGGGTGCGCTGTCTGTGAGTGTTGCACCGTTTCAGGCTATTTCGGCCAACCAGTCCCAGATGACCTTTCAGATCCTTGTGCCGTCCCTGAACGTCTTCGTTGATCGCAAGATTTCGCTTTCGACGTCCCTTTCGTTTACTGCCCAGCTCTTTTATTCTGGCCCCCGCGGCCTCACTGTCCGCCAGTATGCCAACACTGCATATGCCGCTCTTCCCTCTCTGGTGGATCCTGGCTGGGCTGGCAACACGCTCACCATTAACACGACCTTTCTTGACCGCAATGGTGCGGCATATACGCTCCCGCCTGGCGTGCAGCTGTATAAGATTGGCCAGATCACTGCAAATGCAAATAATTATACACCCATTGGTCGTGTTGTTGAGGCTGTGAGTGATACTGTTTACAAGGTTGACACTTATAACTTTAAGACGTTTGTGGCTGGTGAGAAGCTTACGTACTTTATTGATGCCCGGTGGGATGCACCGAGTGTTGACATGAGTGTCTCTCTCGCCCAGGACGCTGGATTTTCGGGTGCGAGTACGCAGGCGTTCATTCCCGCTGGGTATGCGACTGCGGTGTCCGCAAAGGACCTCGCCCTTGTCCCGTTCCCTGTGCAGTCCGCGCTTTCTAACATGACGGCAACAATGAACGACTGCACTGTCACCACAAACGGCGATACTCTTCGCGAGCAGATTATTCTGACGTCTTCGCACGAGACGCTCAAGCAGCGCACCACGCCGTCAAAGATGGATACCTATTCGTGGGGCCGTGACGATGCAAATAACGAGAGTGGTAACTTTTCTTCGTATTCTGCTGCAAATGGATATGGCGACATCCCTAACGGTGCCTGGCCCATTTCGTGGTACCTTCCTGACGGCGTTACGCCGCTGCGTAGGGTTGTTGCCCCAAGTGGTGGCATTGGCGCAGTGCAGAGCGCGTACCCGTTCCTTGACGTTGGCTCGTCTGCAAACTTCAACTTTGCAGCTGAAGATGTTGGTAGCAATCTGGCCAATGCTGGATGCGGTTGGTACATTGCCCAGTGCGCTAGCGGCGTTGAGAACAGCGGCAATGGCCTCCTCACGGTTGTCCCCTTTGTGAATGGCCAGCCTGTTTGGACTACTGCGTTTCCGGGTGGCGACCTTCAGGGCGTGGGCGTGAATGGAAACGGCCCTTACACCGGGGCGGGTGTGGCCCCTGCGGCTGTTGCGCCCGCTCCGGATGGCGGCACGCCGCTCCTCCAGTTTTATATTTCCGTTGTCAACGGAAAGAACATCCTTACGCTTGGCTGTGATGTGCCGCCGTATTCCATGATTGGTGCTCGTCTCTATGATGCATTTAATATCAACTTTGCCAGTCTGGATCCTATCACCCCTCTTGGCTTTGTGTGTGGCATTGTCAGTGGTTCGCTGGGCCGGGTTGGTTCGCAGTACCTTCTACTTACCCCGGGGGGCAATGCGGTTCCCGCTGTTGCAAATGGTCTTGCTCTTCAGGCTGGATTTAAGGCATGCTCAAACGTCATGCCGGTCTATGGCGCAATCGAGACTGTCGAGCCGCTTGTTATCTCTCCGCTTATCTGGGCCGACAGTGCCGAGTTTCAGAGCGTTGGCCTCTATGGCATGACAAACATGCAGTTTATTCTTAATTTCTCTGTGCTTTCGACCACAAGCGCTGCAAAGAACTTCAATTCATTTGCAGACGGTTCTGATCTGGCAGTCCTTCCTTTTTGGGTGGACGATCTCAATAAGCAGACTAATTTTACGGGCAATATCTTGCGGTCTTCCAGCATCCGCACCATTATCAGCGACATGAAGTTTAGTTCGCCTGCAAGCTCCCAGTTTGGCCCCTGGTCCCTGTCATCCCCTACGCTTTTTGTCAACTTTCTGACGCCGGGCCCCGATGTCACTCTGCCGCTTGTGTCTACGGTGCCTTATGTTGAGTTTCCGCGTTACGTCTCTACTCGCGATGTTGACTTCACGGGCGATCGCGTTATTGCGACCAACACAATCTCGCTTACGTCCATTCCTGATATGGTGATGCTTTACATCAAGCCGGCCACGCAGGGCCCCTCTCAGCTCAACGGCTACATCCCGATTGAGAATGTGAACGTCACGTTTGATAACTTCAGCAACCTTTGTGCTGGGTTCAAGCAGTTCAATCTGTATGAGTCTGCGGTTGCTGCGGGTCTTGATATGGATTGGCATCAGTGGCGCGGCTACACGCAGGGCAACTACCCGAGTCTTGCTCGTGCGTCTGGAAGCATCGAGGCCGGTGTGGCCTTTAGCATGCGCCAGCCTGGCGTTACCCAGCTGAGCGGCGGCCCAATCCTCCTGCGCATGGGCACGGACATTACGCTGAGCCCTGGACTGGCCCCGGGCTGCCTTGGCAACTATTCGTTCCAGGCTAATCTTACAGTTGCGAACTCCTACGGCTTTTATGATTGGGTGAGGCGTGCAACGGTCTACATCGTTGCTATTAACACTGGCTTTTTCGAGACCGTGCGCGGCCAGTCTGCAATCCGCAAGACCATCCTCAATAGCGCGGACGTTGAGGCGGCAAGCCCGGAGACGGGCATGACCAAGACGGACCTTCACCGCCTTGTTGGCCGCGGTACCCAGGGCTGCCGTGGCATGTCTACAATGCTGGGTGGCGCTCTCCGCCGCACGGCAATTAGCCACCTTATGGGCTCGAAGCGCATGCTGGGCGGCGGTGGCTACGGCCGCAGCATGGGCTCGGCAATGATGGGCGGTCCGGGTGGTAAGCGCATGATGCCGGGCGGCGGCTCGGGACTGTAAATCAAAACTCAAACACACCGCAAAAAATGAAGTCGACCGGGTCTCGCGCTGAGGTGTTCCACGGAAATGCGAAGCATACGTCGGGTAGGCTCACAAAGGATGACTTAATGAAGAACAATGCAGGGCGCATTGTCTCCAAGAAGAAGCACAGTGCAGGCAAAAACGCACTGCAATACCTGCATGCAAAGGGCTACATTGCGGTGAAGGGAAAGTTTGGTAGCAAAAAGCAGGAGGGGTAGATACACTAAAAGAATTTGAACGCAAAGACAACAATTCCAGAAGATCCATCACCCCCCTTTGTAGTCCTTGCATCCCAAATACCAGCACCCCCACCCCCCGAACCTGTGTTAGCAATCCCGACTTTGCCATCTTCCCCAGGACCACCTCCGTCATTTGTATTGTATGTGTAATTCCCATTTGTATCGAAGAATACGCCACCTGCTCCCGGTGCTGAGGGATCGCCTGCATATCCACCACCACCTCCGCTTCCGTTTGAATAGACTAGGCCAGATATTGTCCGGGTCTTATTGCCTTGGCCACCATCTCCTGCTTGATTTTCAAAAGCAGCCTGGCCTGCACTTCTAGTTCCACCACCGCCTCCGCCAGCAATATACTCACCTTCAAGAAATGAACCACTTCCCCCGCTTTGCTGACCCGTGCCACCGGCTCCGTTAGTTCCTCCGCCACCACCACCACATGAAAGGATCAATGGGTCGCTGTTTTGTCCCGCGGAACTACCAACGCCACCATATCTCCCCCCATATGAAGTTGTTGTGCTCTGGGGTACAGCCGGAACAGTTGCAGAAAAGGTGCTATCCTCACCGGGAAATCCAATCCCGTCGCCATCTTCCTGGCCCTTGCCCCCTGCACCCACAGTTAAAACCAGCTGTGGCTGGGTCAGTGTGAAATTGACCAACTGAGGGACTGAGGCCCCGCCACCGCCGCCAATTCCAAATTGCGCGTCAAAGCCCCCACCACCTCCGCCACCACCACCAACAATGAAAACCTGTGCTGGGTATGTCTTAAGTGGATTATTACCGTCTGAGTTCTCTATGATAATGTTACCCAGTCCAGTTGTCCGAAATTCGTAAACAACCCATCCATTTGGTAGCTGATTGGGAACCACTGACGGGTCGCCAACAATGGTGATGGGTAGCTGCGGTGGGCCAGGTGGGCTAGGCACCTCGGGAAAAGTGGCGACCCTGACTGCACCAACAAACCATAAGTCATATATGACTTGAGATGAATCTAGGCAAAGTTTGAGACGGCTGATCTCTTCATCTAAAAGATACGTGTAGTGTTCATTTCCATCCGATGCCTTATTGCGTATGACCTGATACAGATTCTTTGCTACGACAAAGTTGTCAGCAAGTATGGTAATTGTTTCTGACTGAACTGAGCCACCTGTGCTTGTCGTGTTTGAGTTCACATAGCCACTTGTGACAAATCCAACAAGCCGGGTTAAAATCTTGTCAACATCAGTAAATAGATCAACCGCTGTGCGTACATACGGAATTACTCCATTTCCTGTTACCAATGTACCCATGGTTGCCTTTTGTGGAACTTAATGTGACTTCTTAGACCCCAATACCACCAAAGCATGGGATTTATGCATTAAGCCACAATGCCACCTGATGATTTTGAAGGGCGTATTGACGAAATTACAGACGAGATTGAAAGGAAAAATCAATTGGTTGACCGCATCCTCTCGGTGGCTGAGGACAACCGCCGAGATCCCGTTATCAGCCGCCAGCTTGACATTCTTCGTCATCTTGAAGTTCAATACACACGCCAAATTCGCATTGTTGAACAAAGCACGGATTTTGACAACCGAGTTAACCAGTTTTTAGCAAATAGCGACAATACATTTACAGCCTTATATGATGTGTTGAGGCGTATTGCTGCACGCAACCGTGAGTTGCGTTTGGCTGTTTTTAGACGCGAGCAGGAGGCAGAGCGTCGCGCAGCACCTGGGTATGTTGCAGAAAACCCGGCAGACAGCGAAGATGTTTTTGGTGGGAGCATGCCACACCACATGGAGCGCGGAAGTGAATTTACGATTGGCATGAACCGCAAGTCTCGTTGAATTAGGGTTAGGGTTGAAGTTGAAGTTGAAGTTGAACTCAAGTTGAAGTTGAAGTTGAAGATCGG